TTATAAAACAATAGATATTCTTATCTTTGGTCATATCTACATCTAAAAATAATAAACGTCTTCTCTCTAATTGCTCGGCTGTTAACTTCTTACCCTTGTTTACAAGAATAGACGCATCAACAGCTTTTCTATTACATGGACGACCTTTTTGAGATTTACTCAAATTATCTCGCCACTCTTCAGTTTTAATTCGACCTTTATTAGCTTTTGAAATTTTGGCTTTATGTTCTTCAGTTAGAGAATAACCAGAAGTTCCTTCGCCTCCATTTGTATAATTACAAAGGTTGTACCCAAAGTATCGCAATTCAGAGATTACACTTATTTCTTCACAAAGAGCTTCTTCATTAGTTAAATTGTCAAATAAGATTTCAACAGTGTAACCATGTTTATCTACGATATTTTTCCAATGTTTGTTTCTACAGTAAATAACCCAAGCTCTTCGTTTCATCCCTTTACCGACATAGAAAACTTCACCAGTATCTAATTTCTTGTGAAGATATACGTAGTAGTTATTCAATTACTTAGATTGATTAGCAGCTAGACGAGCCTTTAGAAGTTTAGCAACAGAGTTTTCTTCTTGTTGTTCTTCAACTTCAGCACCCTTCTCAACGAAGAGTTCAGACTTCTCTACTAGTTCTTGCATCTCGGTTAGAGCCTTGATCACTGCTTCAAAGTCAGCATCAGATTCAACAAGACCAACAGCCTTAAACAGAACATCAGCACGATCTGCATTCTTAACAGCAGCTTGTACCTTTTCTTTACGAGCCTTCGCAATAGCTTCCTTCTTCTCTTGCTCAAACTTGGCAACTTGTTCTAACGCTTTGGCTAGTAGTTCCTTCTGTTCGTCAAAAGCCTTCTGGATAGCATCAAACTCAGACTTCTCAATTACTTGAGTTTCAACAGTCATAGATGTTTCCTTATTTAATTCAGAGCCGGATGGCTCAACAGATTTCTCAACGTCGACATTGGTTGAGGCATCAGACTCAGCGGCTTTAACCACCTTATCAGATTCTTTTGCTAGGGCATTAGTTGCTTTAGCTTCTTTATCAATTTTACGGAAAGCTTTTTCAATAAGAGCTTGATCCTGTAACATTGCTAGATATTCTGTTTCTTGTAACTTTGATAGAGACTCAGGAATATTTTCTGAATCGTATAAAGACTTCATTACTTCAATACTTTGTAGTTTAGATGTAATATAATCTTGATAGGTTTCAATCTCTGTTTCTACAATACCTGCCGCATCTAAACCGGCTTGTTCTGCCGCATCCGCAGCTTCTTCATCCATCATTGCTGTAGTAAAACCTAACGCTCTAGCGAGGACTTCCGCATCATCGTACCAAATACCATAGAAGCGAGACAGATACTCTGTAATTTCCATTGTTACTTTAATCTGTGAAGCCTTCTGTACAAACTCATCAGAGAAGTTACAGGCTTTCATAACTAAAGCATAATCCTTACCATTAGCGGGGCCACCTTGTTTTTTACTAACGAGTGCAATATGCGCTCCTGTTTGATCAAAGCTGATATCGCTTAATTTACGTTTAGCTTTCGCTGTCATTATTCTTCCTCATCTAAAACTTCGACTTTAGCTAAAGCACCAATGCTAACACCGTTTACTTCACCAGATTTAATTAAGGCCCATAGATCGCTATCAAGAATCTGTAATGTGCATAACCATGTTCCGGCTTTAACCAAAACTTCACCAAGGATAAAATCAGTAATAGAAATGTATGATTCCAAGAACTCAAATGTCTCAGTCTCTACTAAGTGAAATAAGTTAGCTTTCTGGCAGTATTTATTAAAGTTATGACACGCTTTACGTACTTCCTCTTCAGAGGTTGTATCACCGTGAAGATCAACTTCATCTGGAACCATAACTACATAAGTTACTTGCATTAACTCTTCATTAACTGCTTTAGAAATAGGTAATTTTAAATTAGCTAATTCTTCTTCTTTGTTTAAATCTTCTTTGCTAATCTCTTTAGAATAACTCTTTAAGATACCTGCCTCTTTTAATACCATGCGAGTAAAAGCTAATGCACTACTACCACCAGCAGCTAGATAAGCAGCAGATTCTGCATTAAGATTATTACCTTCTAATCTATCATTAGGTCTGTAAGAACCTTGTGCTTTATTTAAGAAAGTATAGAGTGCTTTTACTTCATCAAGAGTAATATCTTTTTTCTTTAAGATATCAACTAGTGGTTGTACTTTAGGCTTGATATTAACAGAGGAAGCACTAGTAGATTTCTCTAGTAGTACAACCCCTCTTAATGAATTATTTAACATAGCAGAAGTAGGTTTATATGTATTCACAATAACCTTTCTGAAATAATTAAATCTATTATAACATATAAAAATAATAAAGCAAAGTAATTACAACATAATACAAGTAGTATTACTCAAAGGCTTAATTAAATTACCTGTATTTAGTTCTACTTTAACAGTAATATCTACGTATGTACCAGTATATTCAGTCCCTGTTGGGCCGTACTTTACACCCAATCTTACATTACTAGGATCAGGATAACCACCAGTTAGTACAGGAGAACCTTCTATTACACAAGTATCACCAGATATTTCTTGTACAGAGATACTACCTTTTACAAGTATCTTACCTTGTAGTAATGAACCATCTTGTAGTGTTTCTTGTACCGATATACTTGCTTTTACTGTTACTTTACCACTAGAACTAAAACTATCTACTGTACTTTCTTGTGAAGAGGTATTACCTTGAACTACAACTTTACCTTGTATAGAAGTTGTATCAGCAGTAGGTTCTGTAGCAGATATATTACCTTTTACTAAGAGTCTAGCATTGATAACTACGGTGTCAGTAGAACTCTCACTAACAGATATAGTACCATTAATAAAGTTGTTTGTTACTAATCCACTAGCAACCAATGAATCGGAACCAACTTCAGTTTTATTAATGTTGCCTTTAACTAATACTTTACCTTGCGTATTAGAAGAATCTGTTATAGATTCAGTTATATTGACTGAACCTTTAATTAATACCTTACCATTAGCAATAAGCGTATCTGAACCAATTTCATTAGTACTAATACCACCTTTAACTAGTACTTTACCACTAGATAAAATAGTATCGGTAGAACCTTCTTGTACAGAGATATTACCTGTAGTAGTTATTACAGAAGAACCGTTGATAAATGCAGTATCGTTACCAGTTTCTGTCTTACTAACACTACCGTTAACTAGTACTTTACCATTAATAGAAGAACTATCAACAGCACTCTCAGTTAATGATATATTACCTTTGACAAGTAATTTGGCAGATATACTTACAGCGTCAGTACCAGATTCAACGGATGATACGTTACATTTAACTACAACTTTACCTTGAATAGAAGTTGTATCTACAACAGATTCTGTTTTAGATATTGTGCCTTTTACAAACACATTACCTACAATTACTAATGTATCAAAGCCTGATTCATTCGCATTAATTGAACCACTGCCACTACCAGAAGGAGTTATTGCAGGTAATCCAGCTAACGGGGTAGATGCTATTGCGGAAAAACCTAACATATAACTCCTTTAGTTCACCAGCAAGTAATGATGCAACAGGCAGGACCGCCGAGTCCTGCTACACCCGCAGTCGAACCCGTCAAAGCACCGCCAGAACCTCCACCTCCGCAACCGATAGCACCGTTGCCGCCAGAGGACTGGACTAATCCTGCGCCTGTTGCGGAGCCGTGAGTTGCTCCGCCGCCTGTTCCGCCCGTGTAGTAAAGCAAACCAGCGACAGGCTGATAACCAGCTACTCCATTGCCAGGTGGGGTCGTTGCAGCCGACCCGCCAAGGCCAAGACCTTGCCCAACGAATACCCCTGCGCCTAGTTGTGCGCCGCCATTACCGCCACCAGTTCCAGCCGCAGAAAGGCCACCGCCTCCACACCCACCCGTAACGAGTAGCCCCGTAGTTGGTAAGTTGTTATTAACACCGCCAGTCGTCGTCCCACCCGCAGTACCCGCCTGCCCCGCAATCGCTTGCACTACCCACTGCCAGCCGAGTGGCATGTTTGAAGCGTTGGAAATAGCACCAGCAGTGCCAGCCGCTCCAGCAGTTGCGCCAGCACCATTACCACCATTGCCGCCATTCGTGACGTAGGCAAAAGCGTTCATCGCGGTAAGAGTCGGATCGGTGAGAACGTAACTCCACTGACCTGCGCCGCCTGTGTGCAGAACAAGATAAAGCCAATCAGGTATTACGTTGAGCGGAAACTTAAGCGAGACTTGGCTACCTGATGCACCGCCACCGCCACCCGCTGCGGTAGAGTTAGCACCAATAACACCGTTTCCACCGTTGCCACCGTGTCCGATCAACAGCAGATGCCCCATCGTTTTGCCGCGCGGCTTAACCCATGTTTTGCACCCATTGTTGCCCGCATCCGTACCAACAAACACCTGCACATCAGCATTCGGGTACATCGACGGAATATGTGAAATATCTAGCATGGTGTCACCAGCAGGTAATCTGGCAGAAGGCGCTACCGCCTAGACCAATTGCGCCTGCGGTTGAGCCTGTAAAGCCCCCACCCATACCACCACCGCCACATCCAATATCGCCATTACCACCGGATGCCTGAGCCAAGCCTGCGCCGGTAGCGTTAGAACCTGTACCGCCACCGCCTGTGCCGCCGTACCAGTACATCAAGCCTTGAATAGGCTTATAACCTGCGCGTCCATTGGTAGGAGGCGTTGTGCCTGTGCCGCCTGCTGGTGCTGTATGTGGTGCTTCTGCAAATCGACCCGCTACAGTGAATAGACCACCCGCAGTACCAGCCCCTACTGTTGTCGGACACGCTCCACCACCTGTGCCGCCAGTAACGAGCAAGCCTGTAGTCGGGAGAGTCAATGCGCCACCGACCGTGCCAGTTGTTGTGCCTGCGCCGCCTGCTGTGCCTGCTTGACCCGCAAGTGCTGAGTCTAGCCATTGCCAGCCTAAAGGCATGTTTCCGGCTGTTGCTGCCGCAGACGATGCGCCTGCTGTGCCTCCTGTTGTAGTTGCTGCGTTACCACCGTGACCGCCATTTAGCGCATAGACCAAACAATCGTTCGCGGTCGCTGCGGCATTTGGAGCGATCATTACAGAACACGCACCAGATGCTCCGCCTGGATAACCACCTAGATTTATATAAAGCCGATCAGGAACCGCCCACAACGGGAGCGTGATAGATGTCTGCGTACCTGAGCCGCCACCTCCACCGCCACCACCTGCTGCGCCGACAACTCCAGTCCCGCCATTCCCACCTCTACCAATTAGGAGAATGTTGCACATGGTTTTGCCGCGAGGCTTAATCCATGACTTTATGCTTCCGGCAGAACCCTCACCAACAAAAGTCTCAACCGTAGCCGCACCGTAAGGCGTAGGTATATGCGAGAAATCAAGCATCACGAAACTCCGGTGGCAATTGGTTGCGCTCACGTTCGCTCATGTAAGACTCACGGCAGTGGTTAGCGTCAAACCAGAACAAAACATCAATTACTTTCGCCATCTTTGGGTATTCCCTGTAACACCGGCTTGAGAAGGTTTCGTCAGCCCATCCGAAGAACACTGCATTGCAGAACTGATCGAATGCGACGAGAACTTGTTTAAGCCAGAATTTCATTAGCGCGACCTTCACCGATCAAGCCAGCCGCCTCAAGCGCATGTACGCCGCCTTGAGTGCGCGGATCATCCAGATCAACGTCTGTCGCCGCCTTGAACTTCTCAAGCCACACTTCGACCTGAATCACCGACTTCGCTGCGGTGTAAATCCCCGCAAGTTCAGCGTCAGTAAAGCGGTTCATGTAGTTCAATTTCGTCAGCAAGCGCGGAGCCGGAACGTATGCTGTAGTCTCGACTACTGGATCGGGCAATGCCCAAGCGGGAGCCGGAGGATTCGCGTCAATCACCACGCCACCGTAACCAACCGGAGCCGAAATCGTATTGCCATCAAGATCAGCAAAGCGGACAACCTGCCCGTTGCTGATCTCTTGATAGCCGATGTCAAGCAGGACGTACTGCATCAGTAGTCTCCGGCAATCGGAAGAACCGCCCATCCAGCAGCAACCGTCGTGCCGAGGCCAACATAAACTTCAAAGCCAGCAGGAAGCGCAATATTCATCGGGTAATCAATATCAGGCGTTGCTGCGGTAGCTGATGCGGTCGTTGCAGGCAGAGAGATTTCGCCGTACAGCTTGGAGTTACTCATCGTCGGATCGTCATACGTTCCATTGATATACATCGTCGTCTGCGAGTAGCTATTCGTCGCTGTCGTGAAATAACGCGTCAGTGCTTCAGCCGCATTGGTGTTGCCGACATAAACGCGATAAGAAACAGCGCCAGCCTGTGCAGTCCACGACCATGAAATCGAACCTGTCGGGCCAGTTACCGCTTGACCCGTTGAAATCGTGCCGATTGGCGTCATGCGCCCTTTCTCATCCACGGCGATAATCAGCGCGTAGTAAGTGCCGGTCTGGATAGAGCCACCCGAACTGGAAGGCGTACCCGTAGGCGCACCGATAGCTGCACCGAAGTTCTCAGCGTTGTCACCGTCGTTGATGTAGATACGGGCAACCGTCGCCACGTTTGTACCTACCGCCTTAAAGCGCAGGCGTTGCAGGTAGGAGCCGTTCGTCGAATCAGCGGCAAATACTTCTTTGTTGTAGATTGACGTGCCGAAGTAATCGTTGGCGGCAGTCTTAAGCAGGACAGCACGGGTGATCGCACCACGCTTACTGTAAATCGGATCGTTATTTGCTGGCATGTTGCTCCCTTATGGCATGGCAAGACCACGGATACGGGCGTCGATTGCTCCGGTATCAATGTCTTCGATGAAATGAGATGCTACGGTGAGGAATACATTCTTTGTTCCTGCACCGAAATTGACGAGCGTGTAAGCACCGGAGGAACCGTCGAATGGCTCATAGCGAACAAGCGTATTCGTAGCGCTCAAGTAACCCGCGCCAGTTTCCCAATTCGGGCCTGACGCGTCCTCAATGCAGTAAAGGAATACATCGTTCAAAGCCAAGACAGAGCCAAACGTGCGATACCCCGTTGGCGCAGTACCGGAGAGCGTAATGTCTCCGGTCCCCGTCGTTGTCGTCGTGTCTTTTACTCTATCACGAAAAACTGGCATAATTAAGCGTGAGTAAACACAGCAGAGTTGATTGTTACTGTCTGACCAGCAGTAATACTTGTACTATCTAAGATAACATCAGTAGCAGAAGTACCAACAGTTAAACCAGTAATAATATCTGTACCACCAGTAGCTGTACGAATACGAGCAGCGGCGGCAGTACCAGTAGCATCAGCAGATGTATCAGATTGTGGCATTGTTAGTGTAAGAACACCGGCACCTGTAGCAGCACCAGCAATAGGATTAGCCAAAGGAATGGTAGCTAGAATACTAGCCATACCTGTAGTACCAATCTCTAGAACAGCGGTTGTACCTGCTGCGGTTGTAACTGCATTCATTCGTGCGATCTTAACTGCGTTTGTATAAGTAATTGCCATTGTTTGTACTCCTTATTTAAATTGTACTTTCAATAATATAATCTAGAGTACCGTCTGGATTATAATAGAAATCTTTTCTGTATGTGGTTGTTCCTACAATATAATCGGAACGTGTTACTACTGAATTTACATAAGTGAATAACTTATAATTACCACTTAAATAATCCACCCTTATTGGTAGTCCATTAGAGTATGTGAAACTTGCATTAGTTTCTGTAGGTAAAACCTGTTGATTACCAGCCAGAATACTAATATTCTGAGTAATATTATCTATATTAATAGGACTAGATTTAACAGTACTACCATCAGAGAAAATAAGTACTAATTGATTATTATCATTGAAATCAGCTTTAACTAATTCTTTAGTACTATTAACTTTCTGTATTTCCTCTTGCTCTATTATCTGTACCTGTTTATTTAGTACAGCTTGTAAATGCAAAGGTATTTTATTTTCGTACTTCTTTTCTACAGTCTTCTTTGGTTTATCTACTTGATTAGCAGCAGAGATAGCAGCAAAGATAGCCTCTTCTTCTGAAAGACCTCTATCTAAAGCAGAATTAGCAGCTTTGACTCCAGCAGCAACAGCCAATGTACTTTTATTTTTAATAGCACTAGGTGGATTCTGTATTGAATAAGGCATATGCCTCCTGCTTTAGATTCTAAAGGTAGTATTATAAATTACAAAATAAGATTTGTCAAATAAATAATAAAATATATTATCTATTTCTACGATCAAGTTTACCTTCTCTGGCTAATTGATCCAGTTGAACCTGTTGATCTTTTGTGATTTCAAATTGTGTTAATTTACTTGTTAATTCAGCAACGATATACTGTAACTTGGATACCTCATGCTGTAGTTGCATTACTTGCTCATGAAGACGTTTATTTTCATCTCTAAGCATCTCTACTACTACTACCTGTGCTTGATTAACAGCAGTATCAGCCGAGTCTCTTGTCCAGATTGTTCTAAATTTACTGATCAATGCACCAATGACAAATAAACCACCCATAATACCTGCTGTTAATGTCCCTGTATCTGCTGTTAAAGATTGCATATTAACCCTTTATTGCTTTAGTTATAGTTATAGAAAGTTTTACTTATTATAACATATAGAAATAACTTATTAAAGTAATTAAGCTACTTCATCTTAAGCAATACTACCTTTGATAACATTGAATTGTAATACAGGAGATTCACTTAACGAACCAGCAGTAATATTCCTGATAGCAATTACGAAACTACCAGAAGATACACTATCTACCCATACTTGGTATGCACCATCAGTACCACCGGATTTTCTATTAATAATAATAGTGTCATTAGCTTCTACTACTGTATTTGTGCATGTAAATAACACTGTAGTATTTGCAGCTAATGCAGCACCATTTACAGTAATTTGACCGCTTGGTTTACTTAGAGTAACCGTAGTGGATTTACTTGTACTTTGAACAATGGTACTTCCACTACCAGTACCGGAATAACCGCCTTTGACTAATTGTGATAAAGCACCTGTGGTATTGAGAGTAGTGAATACACCTGTAGATGGTGTAGTACTACCAATAGCAATGGCATCAATGTTACCTGTATTCTCCCATCTGGAATTAGTGTTATTCCAACGGAGTAGTTGTTTGTCTTGAATACTTGTGATATTTACATCGTGTAATTCACTTAGTTCATAACCATTAATAACATTAACGTAAATACTACCAAGCGTAGCATGTGATCTAACAACAAAACCAAGAAATACCGCATTATCGGGGGCTGTAGGTCTAGTTGTTGTTAAGGCACCTGCTGTTGTACTAAGATATAGTGTAGCACCTTCTGTAAATGCACTGGTATTGATATCACGCACTAGACCGCTAACAGTAATAAATCCTTCTTGATTATTTAGGATATTTTCAGTAACAATACCAATTGTGTGACTAGAGGTAGCCTCGATATTTGCATCTGCTCTATCTACTGTCAATCTACCACCAAGGCTACCTAATACGTAAACAACTTCACCATCAACCAACGTAGTACCTGATTTATTCGTAACTCTTAATACTTGTTCCTGACCAATCTGAAGAGTTACAGCGCCCTTCAACCCTAGATCAAGAGTACCGTCTGTATCATTCCATACTAATTTACCTGTTGCTCTTGTAGTATTTACAGGTGTTGTATCGAATGTTGTACTTTCTACATTGGTTAGTGTTTTATTACTTAAGGTTTCAACCCCTGATGTTGTAACTGTAGTACCAGCTACGGAGTATAACTCTGAAAAATTAGAATTGATTTGACTTCTTTGTGTTCCAAATGAAACAGCATTTTGTAAAACTTGTTGTGCCATAATATCCTCTACAATAAAGAATAAGGAACCGGAGTAAACCAGTTCCTTTTCTATTAAGCTGCGTTATCTAAATTGCTACTGGAGGTATCAGTACTAGCTACAGAATCAGATGTACCATTTCCGCTACCTTTAGCCATACCGTCAGATGCTCTGGATGTATTATCCGGTAACATTGCTTCCCAATCATCACTTTCAGTCAATGGGTCGATACCGATAGCACTACGAATAACATTAACTGTATCTAGGTCTTTTGTTAAGAAGCCAACAGAAGCCAATCGCTGTCCGAATTTACTCAATTCTTCTAAGCTAATATCAGCAGAACTATCAAAGTCTAATTTACAGGCTCTTGATTTATCCCAAGAATTTAATTCATAAATTTGTTCGATTAATTCTTTATTTACTACATTCTTTACCATAGTTAAGAATTGTTCTACAAAAGCACCGATTAGAGTTTGCTTAGTACTTGCAAGATTATAACTACCTGTATTGCTTGTACCTAGAATCAAAAGATCAGCAAAGAGAGCAATATGAATAGCGTCTCTATAGTACTTCTTAATCTCTGTTGTATTAAAGTTTTTCTTACCATCTGCTGATAGTAACTCTAACTTAAACAATGGTTGCCGAGTTTCAGGG